CAGGTGATCCAGAATTTAAACCCAATTTAATTTTTGATGCCGAAACCTACGGTATTTCACAAGAAGAAGCAGACAAATCACAAGAAGAATTTTCAAAACAATTACAAAAATTTGGTTTTTCTAAACAAGATACTTTTGATATTATGTTAGACGTAAAAAGATCCAGAGCTTTATCTAATTTATTTGGAGGAATATAAATGCCTACATTTGCAGAAGAATTTGCTGAATATGAAAAAAACAGTAAGGTTAACAAAGGTTATGTACAAGATCCGAATACTGGCGAAGTTTTAGATCAACCACTTGAAAGTTCATTAAGAATGAAAATGGCTATTGGTGGTGATACGTTTGAAGAAAAAGCTAATATATTTTTTAACAAATATCCTAACGGTGATTTTAAATTTATTAATGATGAACATTGTTTAGAATTTGAATCTGGTAGAATTGAACCAGTAAATGTATTTATGGGTATAGACCCAGCTAGTTCTGTAAAAAAACATGCAGACTATTCTACTATCGTAGTTGTTGCAGTTGATTCAAAGAATAATAAGTATGTATTACCTTACTATAGAAAAAGGTCTACACCTATGCAATTAGCTGACCATATTATAGAATACTTTAAAAAGTATAAACCAATGAAGACTAGAATAGAATCTGTAGGTTATCAAGAGATGTTAAGAGATTACTTACGTCAAAGAGCTGATGATGAAGGTTTATTTATTCCTGGACTTGAAATAAAAGAAAGCCCACGTAATAGTAAATCATCAAGATTAGAAACTATGCAGCCATGGTTTGCACAAAAAAAAATATATGTAACAGAAGGTATGAATGAATTAAAAGATGAATTATTAATGTTTCCTAGAGGTAAACATGATGACTTACTTGATGGGTTGTATTATGCAACTAAACATAATTATCCACCTCATAATAAAAAAATTATAAAAGAAAATCATCACTCTACAGATAATTTTACAAAAAAATCAAATGATTGGATGATTTCTTGAAACTTTTTATTGTAAAAGTATTTATATTATTATAAGATTAATCTATGGCAGAGAAACATCCAGAAGTTAAGAGGAATGAAGAACTCCTTGCTGAGTATGCATCTGTACGTTCTAAATGGGCTAGACAAGCAACCGACGATAATGAATTTAGAAATGGTATGCAATGGACCAAAGAACAGGTAAATGAGTTAAGAAAAAGAGCTCAAGAGCCATTAGTAGTTAATGTTATATATCCTGCAGTAGAACAAGCAAAAGCTATGTTAACTGCAAACTCCCCAAGATTTCAATCTACAGGTAGAGAAGCTAGTGATGTAAAAACTGGACAAATAATGTCTGACTTAATGAGTTGGGTATGGGAACAGTCTAGTGGAAATACTGAATTAAAACAAGCTATAGATGATTATTACGTTAAAGGTATGGGTGTACTAATGTCTTATAGCAATCCTAATGCAGATTATGGAAAAGGTGAGATTTTTATAAAAGCAATAGACCCTCTTGATTTATACATATGCCCCTCTTCGACTGACCCTTTCTCAAGAGATGCAGCTAATATAATAGTCTCACGCCTTTTCCCAGAAATGACACTTATTGAAATGTATCCAGAATTCAAAGATGTAATTGCAAATGCAAATGAAAGTCAAGTAGCTCCTACTGTAGAAACTATTAATTTTGGATTAGAAGATCAAATTATTTCAAAGAATGAAATACAAAGTTATAATATGAATAATAGGGATGAAAGGCAAATAGAAGTAATAGAAAGATATACTAAAATACGTATACCTTACTTTAGAACATTTGACCCTATTACAAATTCAGAAAAAGTTTTATCTCCTGAAGAGTATGAAGTCTATAAACAAAAACCTGCATTTAAAGTTTCTAACTTAGATAAAGACAAAATAGTTACAGATGATAATGAAGTTAAACAGTATCAAGGTATATTAGATGAGTTTGGAGATACATTTCATTTAATGATAAATCCAATAACTCAAACACAAAATATGATGCAAGGTAAAGAAACACCTACTGCTATACCTAATAGTACAACTATTCTAACTAAATTAACATTTGAAGATTTAATTGCAACTGGAGATATACTAGTTACACAATTTGAAATAGATAGAGTAAGACAAATTGTATCAGCAGGAGGAGAACTTCTGTTTGATGTAATTCTACCTTTAGAAGAATATCCAATAGTTACTATGATGAATAATCATAATAGAAACCCATATCCACAAAGTGATGTTAGAATGGTAAAAGGATTACAATCTTATATAAATAAAATTCGTTCACTCATTGTTGCACATGCATCATCTTCTACAAATGTAAAACTTCTTATACCAAGAGGTTCTATGAATAGAAAGCAATTAGAAGAAGAGTGGGGTAGAGCAGGTACTGCTGTAATAGAGTTTGACCCTGAGTTAGGACAACCAATAGTTGCAGGTCCAGTTCCTTTACCTAACGAATTGTATAAAAATGAAGCAGATGCAAAAGCTGATATAGAAAAAATACTTGGCATATATGCATTAATGCAAGGAGATGCTCGTCAAATGCCGCAAACTTATAAAGGTACATTGGCAATAGATGAGTATGGACAAAGAAGAATTAAATCAAAACGTGATGATATTGAAGGTGCTGTTAATGAATTAGCAAAAACTGTAGTTCAGTTTATACAAGCAACATACACTAACTTAAAAGTAGTTAGATTACTACAGCCCAACCATAAACCAAAACAAGTAAGTTTAAATCAACCTATATATGATGAAGTCTCAGGCGAATTCCTTGGTAAGCTTAATGACGTAACAGTTGGTAAATATGATGTTGTTGTAGTGTCTGGCTCTACTTTACCATCAAATAGATATGCACGTTTTGAATATTATATGGAACTTTATAGAACTGGTATCATTGACCAAATAGAAGTTCTAAAGCAAACTGATGTTGCAAATGTAGAAGATGTATTAAATCGTAAAGGTCAAATACAACAACTACAAAGACAAGTTTCAGCACAAACAAAACAAATTAAAGATTTGCGAGGAGACTTGCAAACTGCACAACGTGAAACAATTCACGCTAGGCAGAGAGTAGAAGTTGAGAAATTTAAATCTCAACTTGATTCATCAGCTAATAAAGTAGATATGGCTACAAAGTTATATAATGCTAGAAGCGAAGATGAACTAAAAAAAGTAAAAGGTATCGTTGCTGAGGAAGAATCCACAAATGATACTATAATACCATTGGAGGAATAATGGAACAACCAGAACAAAGTAATGCTGAGGCACAGGTTGATAATAGAGTTGATAGTACATTTATGTATGAAAACCCTAGCTCAGATACAGTACAACCTGCACCTACAATTACTCAAGCTCCTTTAGAGCAAAATAATGAACAGTCTCAAACTGAACAAGCCAGTCCAGTTGCTGAGGCACAAGACAATGTATCTGCAAAGGATGACCCAGATAGGATAGCATATTGGCAATCACAAACTGACAAGGCAAAGAATGATGCATATTTAATTGCACAAGAAACTCAAAAGTATAAACAACTTTATGAACAGCAATTACAAAAAACATCAGTCTCCAATGAACCCCAGAACAGGCTACGTTCTAGTTCAGTTGAAGAGCCAGTTAGACCAGAAAAACCAATTTCCTATAATGAGGTTGATGCTTACAATGACCCAGAGAGCAATTCTTTCAAATATAGAATTGAAAATGATAAGTATCGTGATGCACGTTTAGATTATGTAGAGCGTTTAGAAGGTGCAAGAATGCAACAACAAAAAGTTGATATGCAAAAAGCACAAGAAAGACAATTGATTAATCAAACATATGTACAAGCACAGAATACATATGGTTACGATCAAAAAAAAGCTGCTGACTTTGTTACTTGGGCAGTAAACCCAAACAACATTACAGTAGATTCATTACACAAGCTATTTGAAATACAAAATGCTCCCTCTAATCAACAACGCCAAGTAGAGCAAAAAAAACAAGCTATGCAAAATCAAAATGAAGCTTTAAAAATTCCAACAACAACTACGGTTGCACCAGGAGTTTCACAGCCTCAAATGAATGACCAAGACTTGTTTAATCAAGCTCTTCTTAGCAAATCATATAAAAGAAGGAAATAATACAAATGGCTACAAAAAATCTTAGTGGCTCAGGTGTATTGTTTACCGATAGGCGAGATTTTTATATCAGCCCAGATGTTGTTAAAGAACTATGGACTGATGTAACACCTTTTACAACTCTAGTAGCCAATCGTGAACAAAGAACACCTACTGACCCCGTTTTCAAAATGTTCGAACATAGAAACCCATGGCAAAGACAAACATTCTTAGTCAATGGAACAGACATTGCTAATGTAGCTGCTGGTTCAAATTCTGAATCTGCTGCTTTAACAGTTGATGGTATTTCAGGCTTAGCCTCAACACCAGATGCTTCATGGGTAGGTCTTGTTGCTGAAGTATGGGATGCTACTGATTCCTATGCTACTATGCTAGGACATGCACTTATAACAACTGCAACTGCTGCAGATGCTGTTAAATTCAAAAACATTGGTACTACAGCAATTGATGCTGATGATAATGACAAGTTCGTTATTATTGGTAATGCTCATGGTGAAGGAACTGTTTCCCCAGCTGCATGGTCTGATGAATTACAAGTAGTTTATAATAGTACACAAATCTTTAAGACACCATTAGAGATTACTGGTACTCTAGAAGCTGCTGCTCTACGTGGAGAATCTTCTGAGTTGGCAAGACTTAGAATGCAAAAAGCACAAGAGCATAAGATTCAAAAAGAACGTGCTTTCTTATTTGGACACAATCCAAAAGGAACTAATCTAGGTGGAAGTGAAACTTTTGCTGATGCTGCTATTACAGATGCATCTGGAAATGTTGTACGTTCAACAGTTGGAATATTAACTGCTATTGAAAAGTATGGTACTACTTCTGGTGATGACCAGAATAGATTTACCATTTCAGAAGCAACTTACAGCTACAGCAACTTTGTAGACGATATGGAAAAAGTTTTCCAATATGTTCCTGAAGAAGGAATGAAGTTTGCATTTTGTGGTAGAGGTGCTATGAGTTACTTTTCTAAAATAGATGGTTCTTCAGGTATTGCAGGAAACTCAGGTTGGACTGTAAACTTAGGACCAACAGAAAGAAGTTCTTATGGTTTCAATATGAGAATGTTAGAAACTCCTCATGGAGTTCTTGCATTAGTTCCAACACCAGTTCTTAGGTCAGAGCACAACAAGCAAATGCTTATTGTTTCTGATGAGAATCTTTTTCATTCTGTATATAGACCACCAGTTTATCAAACAAACATCAAAACTGATGATGCATTTGATGGAGTGAAGGATCAATATATGTCTGACGAAGGTATTGGTATAACCTTAGTAGAATCCCATAAACTATTTACAATAACAGCTTAAGGGAGGTAAACTATGGCTAGACCATTTATCGGAGGAACAAACGCTGCAATCAAGGCTTTAGCAGCTACACAATCATTATCCCCTGCAGATACAGGCAAAATCTTTGTCTGTTCTCAAGCAGGTGCATATGATATTACATTACCTGCTGTTGGTGATGCAAAAGGTTGGACTGGTACTTTTGTTTTAGGTACTAAAGGTGCAAACGATTTTGACATCATTGGTGGTACTGCTGATGTAATGATAGGTGTAGAAGTTGGAGATACTAATACAATTATTGATGCTGCAGATAAAGTAACATTTGTTGCTAGTAATGCTGAAGTTGGTGAAAGAGTAGACATAATTTGTGATGGAACTAATTATTTCGTTACTATGTTTGCAATTGCTGATAACGCTGCTGCTTCAAGTGGATAATAAATAGTTAAGCAGAACTAGGGGTAAGACGTATAAAGGTTTTACCCCAAATCTGTTAGAAAGAAAAAATGTCAACATTTAAAGTAAAAGTAGAAGATTTAGTAGGTAGGACAATAACAGATACTACTGCATTAGATGATATGTTATTATCTACAGCAAGAGAAGTAGCTGATACTTTACCTAGAAAAAATCTTATTCAAAATGCTACACTTACAGAAGTAACTAGTAATCCAACTAGTATAAGTGATAGTAGAATATTGTCTGTAAGTAGAAATGGTTTTTATGCTAATGAAGTACCATATGGACAATCTGCTAGAATTGCTGATACAGGGTCTATCTATTATGCTGATGCTACTCAAGATAGAGACCCAGTATTTTATTATAAAGGTAGTAGTTTATTTATATTAGATACACCTACATCAAGTCAAAAAGGTGAAATATTAAGTTTTGCATATCCTACAGATTTTGATGGTAGTGGTAATGTAAATAGTACAACTGCTATAAATAATTTTCCAAGTAGTGCTGAGTATGCTGTAGTGTTAGGTGCTGCTGCTAAATTTATGGTTAAGTTATCTTCTGAAGACAATGCTAATGAAGATATAGAATTACAAAATGCAACATTAGCTTCTTCACAAAATTTAGAACAAGATTATCGTGCTGAACTACAAAGAATTAGAGGTCAAAAATAAATGGCAATGACACAAAAACAAATGATAGAGATGGTAAGACAACATCATCCTACACTTAGTGAAACACAAGTTAGATTATTTTTAAATCAAGCTATGGATGATTTTGCTAGAAAAACAAGAATTAAAGAAGGTGCTTTTACATTTAGCACAGTAGCAGACCAAAGATATTATGGTTTGTCTGATGATATAATAGAAATAACCTCAGTAGATTATGATGGATATGATATTCCAAGATTAGGAACTAGACCAGAAAAGAGAGATATAACATGATGAAATCAGTACCAGCCCCAAAAGGCTTTCATTGGATGAAAACAGGAAAGACTACATATAAGTTAATGAAAACAAAAGGTGTTTATAAACCACATAAAGGAGCATCTAAAACAGCTAAATTTTCTGTAATGATGAAACATAAGAATGCCAAGTAGTCAACGTAATTTTGCATATTATGTTGAGAGAGATGCAATAGCAATTATCTCAAGATCAGTTGGTGATACATCAACATCTTATAACTCACCAAGTGAAGTTAAAACTGTAACTATATTTGCAGTTAAAAAACCTAATAAATTTGTTGCTGCTGATACAGGAACTACAAATACAACAACAGGATATACTGAAGAACCAGATATTCCAGAAGAATTTAGACATGCAGTTGTAGCTAAAGCTATACAAAGAGGATATGAATTAAATCCAGATACTTTATCAACTGCAACATATTGGGAACGTCAATACAATTTAGGCGTTATAGAAGGAAAAAGATATGCTAATACTGGCAGAGTTCAAAAGACAGTTATTAAATTACAAGGCTTTGAACCAACAGTACATAGCACAAGAGATAAGGATGAAGAATGACAGAAGTAGTAGTATCTACAGCAACTATAACAGAAGTTGTCGTATCAACAACTACTATGACTGAAAGTTCAACATATACAGAAGCAAGTTAATACGATATGCCCATGTGAAATTTCTTGCACGGAAAGGCATACGATAAACAAGGAGAAAAAAAATGGCTATTGGAAAAAGTTCAGCTCAAAATTATACAGTAGTTGAAGCACAAAATGTAGCACTAGGTCAAACTGGAGCAGCATTTACAGATACTACAGATTTATATACACCACCATCAGGTTCAGTTATTGTTGCTATAACAATGTTAACTGATGTTGAATTTGCAGCATTAACACCTGAATCAACAAGTTTTCATTATGGAACAACTGCAGCAGCCCCTGGCACAAATGGTGCAACTGTTGCAAATAGTGATACCTTTCCTAAAGGTGTAACTATATATGGTAGATGGTTAAGCTTAGATTTACAAACAGCAGGAGACAAAGTAGTAATTTACTTTGGTCCATAATATGCCTAGATTAGGATTAACAAATACGATAATGACAATTTTAGATGAATCCATAGCTTCACTTAGAAGTTTTTGGGAAACACATGTGGACTTATGGGATAATCAAAACAATACTTGGGAACAATCAGTTTAAGGAGATTTAAATATGGGAGCTTTAACAGGACAAACAATAGCAAATAGTTACGAACAACTATTACATGTAGATAGAGATGGAGGAGGTAATGGAGCTACTTTAGTAAATATTAAAGATGGTGATAATGACACTACTTTTGCATTACAAGTCTCAACAGAAGCAATAGTAGTAGACAACCCTACTGCATCTGCAGCAGATAAAGGTGGAATTTTAATATTACAATCTGATGATGGAGCTGCTATGGCAACTGGTCATAGATTAGGAGTTATAGAATTTTCAGGAGCAGAAGATGCTAGTAGTACAATTACACAGGGTGCAGAAATAGAAGCTATTTGTGATAATAATTGGAGTGCAAGTGAGAATGGAACAGAATTAAGATTTAATATAACTGATGGCAACGCTTCCTCTTCTGAAGTATTAAGGTTAGCCCCAGGATTAACTACAAGTAATCAAGGTATTACAATTACTGGAGCATTAGCAAATCCTGGTTTTAAAGTTCAAACATCAACAGAAGGTAGTGCAACTTCAGGTGCAGAAATACAACTTATTACAGATGATGGTTCAACAATGGAGAGTGGTGATAGGCTTGGTGCAATCACTTTTTTAGGAGCTGAAGATGGTTCGGCTACTATTACTGAAGGTGCACAGATAGAAGCTATTTGTGATGCACAATGGAGTGCTTCAGAAAATGGAACTGAATTAAGATTTAGTATTACTGATGGTAATGCAGTTTCTTCAGAAGTATTAAGATTAGCCCCTGGTGGAACTACATCATATAAACCAATAACATTTGTAGGAACAGATGCAGTTAATCAGATTGTTTTCTTGGATGAAGCTAATGGTGTTTTTCAAGTTACTTCAGCAGAATATAGTGGAGGTGGTGGAAATCCAAATATTCTCAAATCTATTAATAGTACAATAGTACAGGTAATTTCAAACTCAGGAGGTGTAGAATTAACTTCAGGAGCAACAAGTTTTTCAGCTATAAGTTCTGATGAAAGATTAAAACAAAATTGGAATGTTTTTGAAAATGCAACTGATAAAATAAATACACTTACTAAGATTGGTGAATATCAAAAGAAAGACCCAAATACAAATGACTTTCCAAAATCCACAAATATAGATGGAGATGAAGTAGCTGAAGATAAAAAGTTTTATGGTCTTTCAGCTAATGAAGTGCAAAAAATATTACCACTTTCTGCAATAGCAAATGAAGATGGGTATTTAGGTTTGAACTATCAAGATGTATTTGTATTGTCATTAAAAGCAATACAAGAATTAAGTGCAAGGATAAAAGTTCTTGAAGATGCTTAAAAAATTATTCATACCTATTCTATTATCTTTAAGTTGTAATGGAGTAAATAATATGGATATACTAAGAGATCAAAATGGTAAAGGTCATTTTTATAATAGAGTAGTTTTGTTTAATCAAGATTCTACAAGGCTTTGGTGTTATACACATGAGCAGTTTGAAATTGTAAAAAAAGATACAAATAGAACTAAGTATAAAGATTGGAATAATTTAGCAAATGATTGGAGATTGTATTAGTGGCTAAAACTCCAGCATGGCAAAGAAAAGAAGGTAAGAATCCTAAAGGTGGATTAAATGCTAAGGGTAGAGCTTCTTATAAAGGTGGTAAATTAAAAGCACCTGTTAAGAGTGGTGATAATCCTAGAAGAGCATCTTTCTTAGCTAGAATGGGTGGAGCTAAAGGTCCTGAGTATAAAGTAAATAAAAAGACTGGTAAGAAAGAAAAGACTAGACTTTTATTATCATTGAATGCTTGGGGTGCAAGTAGTAAAGTTGATGCTAAGAAAAAAGCTAAAGCAATTAGTAAAAGAAATAAATCTAAAAAAAAAAGAGGATAGTATGGCATTAAAAAAAGAAGATATTAATAGACGATTAAAAGAAATACCACAACAAATACAAGCATTAAGTGCAGAGCAAAATCAATTGATTGGGTATAAACAAGCTTTATCAGAATGTTGTGAAGATGGGAAATGTAATGGCAGTAAAGAAGAAAAAACCAGTAAAGAAAAAAAGTAGTGGTGGTAAAGGACTAGCTGGTAAAGCTAAAAGTTCTGGCATAGCTCTTGGTACTTTAAAGAAAGTATATAAAAGAGGTCAAGCTGCATATTTATCTAGTGGTAGTAGAAATGTACCTATGGCAGCATGGGCTATGGGTAGAGTAAATTCTTACATTCGAGGTAGTAGAAAACATGATACAGATTTGAGAAAAGGTGCAAAGAAAAAAACAAAAAAGAAAAAGTAAAAGGAAGCAACCATATAAACATGGAGTTCCTGCTAAGTACACCAAAGGTTCTAAGAACCCTAGGAAAAAAGCTGCAGAAATAAAAAGAACTGCAAAGCTATATAAAGCAGGTAAAAAAATTAATTTAAAAGCAGTAGAAAAATCTCGTGTTAAACAAGCTAAGAAAAGGAGAAAGTAAAATGGCGTATGGAAAACCGAAGGCTGGTAAAATGCCTAAGAAAGTCAAAGTGAGAAAAAGTTCTAAAATGAAAATGGGTAAGAAAAAAGGACCTAGTAATAAGAAAGTAAGTACTAGGTATTAATAATGAATGGAATGGAAGGAATAGCTGAGTTAGGTTTCGCAGGTTTAGCTGCTGTGCTTTTGTTTACCGTATTTAAATGGATGACTGGAGAGCTTACTAAAAAATTAGATAGGCTTGAAAGTATAATAATAAAGTTAATAGATTCTAAGAATAGTATGAAAGATGAATTTAAAGAACTTAATGATGAAGTAACTGACCAATTAAACTATATAGAAGCAAAGATAGGTAATGGTCGTGGTAGCAAACAAAAAAGAAAGGCTGGAGTATGAACGTAGGTAAATTAATTCTTAATTACATTACTGATGAAGAAGTTGAAAAACAGGTTATTAAAAAGTTAAATGAAAATATTAATATCCCTATTATCAATGAAAAAACAGAAGAGAAGATTTTAAAAGCAGTATGGAGCACAGTAAGTGAAGTATTAGAAAGTGTTCTTACTAAGGAAAAGTAATGCCTAGATTTAGTAAAAAATCTTTATCTAAACTAGAGACTTGTGATAAGCGTTTACAAGATTTGTTTTTACGTGTAGTAAAAAAGTTTGACTGTACAATTATTGAAGGTCATAGAAGTAAAGATAGGCAAAATAAACTATTTGATGAAGGAAAATCAAAGCTGAAATATCCCAAAGGTAAGCATAATGCAACACCAAGTAAAGCAGTAGACGTAGCTCCATATCCAATTGATTGGAATGATAGAGAAAGATTTACATACTTTGCAGGTTATGTTGTAGGTATAGCTTATCAAATGGGATTAAAAATCAGATGGGGAGGAGATTGGGATATGGATACCCAAGTTAAAGATAATAACTTTGACGATCTACCTCATTTTGAAATCAGAGATGTATGAAGGCTGTAGAACAAGTTGTAATATTTCCTGATTTACATTTTCCACTACATGATGAAAAGGCATTTAGGTGTGCTTTAAAAGTATTGGAAATAGTTAAACCATCTGCTTTTCTTTGCATAGGAGATATTGCTGAAGGAAATTCAGTTTCACATTGGATGTGGAAAAAAAAGAAAAGACCTCCTTTGGAGTATCAACTACCTTCTATTAAAAAAGAAGTTAAGGAAGTAAATAAACATTTTGATAGGATTGATGAGGTATTAGATAAAGTAAATGTTAAGACTAAACTATTTGCACAAGGCAATCATGAAGTTTGGTTTGATAACTTTGTATTAGAGAATCCTTATCTAACAGAATATGGAAGTAAAAAAGTATTACGAATTAAAGAACGTGGTTACAAGTGGTATGATTATGGTCTTGAATTTAAAATTCTTAATAGTAAACTGTATGCATACCATGGGGGTCATTGGTCTGGTATTAACCATACAAGGTCTCATGTCCAAAATTTGGGAGTTAATATTATTTATGGACACACTCATGATGCAATTAAAAGTGTTGTTTCACACTTGGATGGTGCAAAGATGGCACATTCTTTAGGATGCTTATGTGATATGAATAAAGAATTTTTAAAAAATAGAGCTACTAATTGGACACATAATATGGCAATACTAGATATATATAAAGATGGTTTCTTTAATTTAAATGTTATGACTATTATAGATGGTAGAACATCATTAAATGGAGAGTTAATTAAATGACTACAGAGTTAAAAGAGAGCTCTGGAATAAAATTCAGCCTCAGTTTTCTCATTCAAATAATTACTGCAATCGTACTTGGAGTTTGGGGTTACAGTCAGTTGGATTCCAGAATTAGTTTTTTGGAAACAATAACATCTAATAATAGTCAACATATTGATGCTATTCAAAAAGGAATTTCCTCTTCACAGGACCAGCCTATAAGTTCAGACCACATACAAAATACCTCTCTTCGTTTTCTTGAAAGAGAGATGGCAAAACATGAAGCTGAAATAATTAGATTAAGAGATTTAATCTATGATATGAAATGAGTTCACTTGGAGGACTATTTAAATATTTAACTGATATGAAAGTATTAAAAGATATAAATCAAGAACGTAGAAAACATTATGGTAAAAAAAAGAAAAAGAAAGTAAAGAATGCCAAAAGCTCTAATAAGCGTAAATAGATTTGAAGGTGGTTTAGTTAATGCTACTAATGCTAGAGATATTCCTGATAATGCATTATCATTAGCAGATAATATTATTCTTGACGAAAGAAATAGTATTAAACCATTAGGTGGTAATATTACACATCAAGATGTACCATCTACACAAGCAGGTGGAATTGCTGCAGGTTCAGGAGTATTTGTATTTGAATCAGACCATGAAGCAGGTTCTGCCTCTTTAGATACAGGAGAAAATTGGTTAGCAATTGCTGATGGTATAACAGGTACTGTTGACCTTTATAATTTAACAGACGATTCTTTTGAAGCTGAAGCAATAGATTTAGGAACAGTTACATCTGAGACTTTAGGTGCAAATAAATTACGATTTAATCGAGGGTCATCTGGAGTACTTGATACTATTGTACGTGATGATGGTTCATTTTTAGATGTAGATGGAGCTAGTAGTAATATTGATGGTATTAGAAAAGGAGATATAATTAGTTTAAATGGTGTTGATGATACAGCTAATAATTTTGCATCATTAAAAGTAAAAGATGTAGTTGCACTAACTATTACTTTAGACCATTCTGGAGAATTAATACAAGATGAAGATGAAAGTGGAACTCCTGTATTAACAAAAATGTTCCAAGCTGAATTTTATTATGCTAACGAAGGATTAAGAGTTGCAGATAGAGCTTTTGGAGAACAACTACAACCACATAAATATTTATATATTAAACGCTCACATTTTCATGGAACAAGTTCTGTTGATACATATGATAATTGGTTTTCAAAAGCTAATACATTAGCAGTTCCTAGTAACTTAACTATACATGCTTCTAACTATCCTAGTTCAGGTACTGGATTTGAATTTACATTAGCTAGTGGTAGTGTTAATACTGGTTTTTGGAGAAGTGCTAAAACATATGAATTTGCATTATCTTTTATTTATGATGAAAGTGGTCAAGAATCATTATTATTTATACCATCTTCTAATAATACATTTTCACCTACTGCTGATTTTAGTACTATGACTATTGAGTTAAGAGCTAAGTCTGCATATGAACCTAGGTTATCTGGTGCAAGAATATATTATAGAGATAGTGGTAGTGATGATCCGTGGGGTTTATTTACAGATATTAGTATGAGAGATGGTGCTAGAACTAAATTATCTAATGTTTATAATCCATGGGAAAATGGTAGTGATGGTACAGAAGCTAAGATTAGCAATACTGCATTAATATCTAATGGACCAAATCTAGAAACATATGAAATTTTAAATGGCTTTGGACCTGATGAAACTAAAATTACAATTAGTGGTAACGGAGAAGGTTATAAAACTTCTGTAGTTGCTAACAAAAGAACATTTGTTGCTAATGTAAAAACATTAAATAATGATGGAGAGTTAGTTCAAATGAGAGACAGGATTATGTATAGCCCTGTAAATAAATTTGATACATTTCCAAGAAGTTATTTTGTTGATGTAGTTCAAGGTGATTCAGAAGAATATGTTAAGTTAGAAGAATATTCTGATAGATTATTAGCATTTAAACAAAAAAGATTATATATCATAAATATATCTGGTGCATCATCTTCTTGGTTTTTAGAAGACATAAAAGATTTTTGTGGCATATCACACCCAGGTGCATCTGTAAAAACAGAAGCTGGTATAGTATGGGCTAATGAATATGGAGTATTTTTATATGATGGTCGTGGTATTACTAATTTAATTAGAGGTAAAATAAAAGAATCTGAATGGGAATCATTTTTTGGTAAAGCTACTTCAGTAGGATATAATCCTAAAAAATATTATGTAGTTATTTTAAATGATTCATTTGCTACTGCAAATAGTGGTACAGTTTATATATATGATTTTAGAACACAATCATTTGTTAAAGGTACAGATGCATTTGATAATAGTGTAAACAGGTCTAATATGGTTACTGATTGGAATGGTAATATGTTAGTTGCATATTCTAATAAACTTAGAACTGAACCTACAATAGATAAAGTTCTTTCTACATGGGATAGTTTAGAAAATAGAGTTTGGCAATCATCTAGTGATAACATAGTAGTAAAAGAATGGTCTGATAATCCAAGAGCTGTAGCTAGTGGTAAATTTAGTATAGCTACAAAAGATTTTGATTTAGGAATACCTGCAAAAGCAAAAAAATTATATGCAGTTACAATTACTTATAAAAGTGATACTCCACAAACAAATCCAATATTTTATGCAATAGATGGTTCTGATACTTTTGTAGCAATGACTGGTAACATGGAAGTATCTTCTGCTTGGAAAAAACTTAGAGCAGTAGTATCTTCTCCTGTAGAGTTTCAAAGTATTAAAATTAAGATAGAAAATACTACAACCACTAGTACTACTACAGGAATAGAAATTAATGACATATCAATAGAGTATAGAGCTTTATTTAAGAGAGTAACAAGTGGATAGTATAGAAAGAAGATTAAGAAATTTAGGTCAACGTAAAGTTGTGTTTTTAAATACACCTCCTTCACCTGACCAATTGAATGATGAGGAACAAGTATATGTTTTAGCCCCTAATCAAAATTTACGATTATACGTAAAAAAGGGAACAAATTTATACTATAATGAATTTATAGCTATAGAAGAAGCTAAAACTAACAACTGGGAGGATTTAATATAATGTCAATATATACAAGTGCTAAGGACGTAAAAAAAACAATCTTAAAAAGAGATGAAGGACAAAGAGTAAATACACAAATGGGTACAGCTCAATCAAACATACAAAGTAAATCTAATAAAATGAATTTACTTGACTTATTTGGTAGTGGTGCTGGTGCATTAGCATTGACTAGTCTTGGTCCATTAGGATTAGCTCTAGGTGCTGGTTTAGGTTCTTATATAGGACAATCAATAGGTGGTAAAAGAGCTGAAAGAAAGTTTGATAAATTAGAAGAAGGCAAATTATATAGAGATCAAACACGTGATATACAAGATTCTCAAAGTGCTGCATCTGATGCTTTAGATGATTCAAGGTTTGGTAAAGCTGCTAGTAGAGCATTTAGTGCATATACTCTTGGAAATACTGAGATAGGAAAACAATTATCTCAAGATGGTATTGGTAGTGTACTAAATGAATTTGGTCAAACATTACCAGATAGAATATCAAGATTTAAATCTGGATTTGCACAAAATCCTTTAATACAAGCTATTTCTAATGTAGGAACTAATATATCAAATAGAGCTACATTAGCACAAGATGCAGTTATATCTGCAGATAATGCAAATAAAATGTTACAATTAGGTGGAACTGCATTAGATGCAATAGGACCAAATGTAAGTGGGGACCCAATGGGTAGACCACCAGAAGGAGCTGTGAATGTATTACGTGATTTATCTCCAGATGCAACATTACCAGCATTTGCAGGTTATAGTGGTACAGCAAATCAAAATACATTACTAGCACAAGCTTTAGGATTTGACCCTAGTCAATCTTTAGTAGACCAATTAAAAAGTACTGGTTTATCTAGTGATATGCAAAATAGAGCAGATTTATTTGAATCAGTTATGAATCCTAACCAATTGGTAGGACCAACAGTACCTTCACCACAGTCTATTGCAGGAAATTATTTAGGACTACCTATGGCAAATTATAGACAAGGGATGAGGTAATATATGGCTAATAATCCGTTACAAAGAGCACAACTAAATACAGGTTATCAAATGGATTTATCTAATTTTGACCCATCAGCACCTAGTACAGAACTTTCTAGTATATTAGAAGATTATGATACAGAAAAGCTAACTGCAGAATATGATATGTTTTTTGATGAATATGACCCATCACAAGAAAGATTTGCACAAAGAGGTTTAGAGTTACAAGAAGGTGATATAGGTGCAAGATTTCAACAACAACAAGGTAGATTTACTAGAGAAGGTGAAGCTTTAGATTTTGGACAACAGCAACAAGCAGGAGCAATGCAACGTGCAGAATCATCTTTTGGTTTAGCACAACAAGGTTTAGACTTAGATGCACAACAATCATTATCACAACAAGAATTTCAAAGAGGTCAATTTAGTAGAGAGCAAGATTTAATAGATAGAAGAGAAGGACAAACTCTTGATTCTGGTAGAGATAATTTAATGACTGCATATGAGCAACAACAAGAAAACCAAGGTGGTGGATTTTCAGGTGCAGGTAGAAGAGATGTAAGAGCACAAAGAGCAATAGATGCACAAACTGGAGCTTTTGAATCACAGCTTTCAAACTTAAGAGATACATCACAAGACTTATTAAGTAGACAAGATTTGTCTGAAACAAGATTTGGTATTGATGAAAGTAGAAGAGATTTGCAAAGAGATGCTATGGGATTAGATAGGGAAGCTGAGTTGGCACGTTTTGGTGCACAAGATTTTCAAAGAGGACAACAGCGTGGAGAGTTATCTGACCAAATGGGTTTTGCTCAAGGTTCTATGGAAAGAGATTTAAGTAGAGCTGGATTAGGTTTTGAACAAGATGTATTTGGTATGAGACAAAGATTTCAATCTGACACTAGAAGGTCATTAATTGACTTAATAGAATCAGGTGCAGATGTAGATAGATTTAGATTAGATGCTGACCTTGGAGGTGATTTTGGCAATACAATGAGTAATATGGATGCTGCATTTGGACAAGGAAATTTAGGTTTACCTCCTAATCAAAGTGCTGATGCTACAGTATTTCCAACACAACCATTTAATTTAGGTGGTGGTTTAGAAGGTGATTTTGATGCTATGAATCCTAATCAAGCACCATTAAGCTTAGATGCACAAAACTATTTTTCAAATAGAGAGGGTTATGAAGAAACTCAATCAGGTCAAAATTTTTATAATGTTTATGGAGGATAATAGATGGCTATACAAATAACACAAGACCCAATAGGTAATTTTTTAAATAATCTTCCAAGGTATGCTTTAGAGTTACGTAGACAAGACCAACAAGCTAATGATAATGATAGAAGACTTAAGTTAGCTGAAGAAGCTGCAGAAATGAGAAAGACTGAGTATCAACAAAGATTAGATAATAAAACATTTTTTAGTGATTTATATAAAGAATCATATGATTTACAAAGAATGCAAAGAAAAGCTAATAATGATTTTGAAGCTGTTAAGCAAAAATTAGCAACTCAACAAGATGATTATAATGAATTAGAAAAAGAAGCAGAAGGACAAGGCTTTATAGGTTCTATATATATGAATAATTTTGTTGGTAATACTTTTGAAAAATATTTAGAAAAACAAAGTAAACCAGGATTTTTTGGTGGAGAACCTGCTGTAAACCCAGCTCTTTATGAAGAATTTAAAACAAGTAGAGATAATGCTATAGATGCAATAAATACACGACCATCTGAAATAGATATACCAGATAATGTTATATTAGATGAAAGTTATTTAGGTTATATTAATAGTTATAATCAAAACCTTAAAACAGAACAAGAAAGACTTAATCAATTAACAAAACAATTTGGTGGAGAAGCATATCAATTTGATAATGATCTTTTTCTACAATCAGAAGTTAGGTAATAGGAGTATAATATGAATCCAGAACAACAAGCTAGAGGTATAGTAGCTAGATATAATCAAGACCCTAAACAATATACAGATTCACAAGCTAAGCAAATAGCATTTTTAGCTTATAGGTTAAATTTACCATTTAAGCCTGAAAGCAAAGCTTTAGAAAAGTTTGCATTTGACATTTGGTTTACTTCCAGATAGTGGTAGACCTGTAAGTAGAGGTGAAGAGTTTTTTGGAGAAACAAGTTCTGAAAGTGCTGCTAGAAATGTAGCAAACATTGGGTACTTAGCTCCATTATTAGCAGGTGGAGGTGCAGGTTTCTTAGCACAAAGTGTTGCAAAAGGTGCAGGTATGGGATTAGCTGCTAGAGGAGCTATAGGTGGTGCAGTAGGTGGTGCAGGAATATATGGTCTTCCTGATTTCGCAGAAGACCCATCAGCAGCAGCAGGTAGAGCTTTAGAAGGTGCTTTACTTGGAGGTATTACTGGTGGAGTTGGAGGTGCATATCTTGGACCTGCAGGTAATAAAGGGTTCTTAAATATGTTATCACCAAGAATGAGCCCAAATATTGGAAATGTTGGCGTAGCCTTATAAATGTCTTTTCATGAAAGAAGGCAAGTTCAAGACCTTGTAAATAAATATAGAAGCACTCCAAGACAATTTGATGATGCACAATTAGATGTATTACAAAATAAAGCTGACCAATACGGAATAGCTTTTAAACCATTAAGAGATACTACAACATTAGGTTCTTTAGCTAGTAATTTTGCTTCTGGCTTTGTTAAAGGTTTAGTTCCTTTATTTCCACCTGATGATAAACCAAGAACTACATATGATGCAATAGCACAAAGCTTAGGACATCTAGCAGGATTTGCTCCTAGTATATTATCTGTACCCTTAAGACTTGGTACATCTATAGCAAGATTATCAGCAGGAGGCTTAGGTCTTTTAAAATCTGCAGATAAGTTAAATAAATTACAAAAACAAAAAGGATTTGTAGGTCAACCATTAGTATCATTTTTAGATAATGTATCTATACCTATGAAAGTTTCTAGGGGTGTAAAAACAGGATTTACTGCAGCAACAAAACCAGGAGCTATCTTAGGATATGGAGCTTTAAAACCAGGAACTAAAGCATTTGGTATTGCAGAAGAAGCTTTAGGATTAGGAGCAGCAAGTACAATATCTAATATATGGGCTGGACCAGATGAGTATATTAATACATTCTTTGGAGGTGCATTAGCAGGTGGTGCATTTGGTGGACTAGGTAATTGGAAAGCTTTAGGTAATTTAGTTAAAGGTAATCCACAACAATCTAAAAGAGTAGAAGCAATATTAAAATCTTCTATAGGTGCAAGTTTTACAGGACTACCTGCAACTCTTAGAGATGAACCTATTGAAATGCAATTATATGAATATCTATTAGGTGGATTCTTTGGATATAATACTAGACCTGCACATGAAGCTATAGGTGGTCAATATTATGCAGGTATTAAAAATGACATAGTTGGTGGTACTCTAAAACCAGAAATAACTAAATCTATAATTAATAAAGTTCCTATAGATTTTCATCAAGTAAATAAATTATCACAAAATTATATATATGAGAAAGCTACTCAACAAGCAAGATTTAAGTTAACTCCTGAACAGCAAAGACAGTCTGAGCTAAAAGCTAGAAATGAACATGGAGATAAAGTAACACAAAAACAAATAGATAATCAAGTTAGAGAGGATGCATATAATATATATATTGAACGTGCATCTGCTTTACCTTATAAAGAAAGTAAAATTAAAACTGTTAGTGAAGATACTCCTGATAACAGAACAGATAAGTTTGATGATTTAACTACAAATACAATTAATGCAAATCAAATATCTGAAAATATTATGGTTGATTTAGGTAAGTTAAAAAAGTTAGAAACTAAAGATAACATTGTAAACAAGTTACAAACCTATGCTAAACAAAATATATTTACTACAAATGGAAATAAATTAGAAGCACCTAATGTAGAAAATTTTATAAACTTAATTAAACAAGATAAAAATTTATCTAATTTATTTAATAAAAATATCTACACTATACAGTGTTCAAAAAACATACCAAACTATAATTTGGTTATTAAGTCTGACAATCTGTCAATAC